TAGATAAAAATTCTTCTTCTCTTTCGTATTCATCTCCTATATTTTTAAGTAATATATAACTGCAAAAAACAGCATTCATAATTTCTGCCCAAAATTCAGTATAAGCTTCATATAAATTTACATTTGATTTCACTTTAAATATAGATAACACGTGTTTAGTACATTCAGACGTATTCATATCTGAAAAATCCAACGCAAAATTGTGAAATGTTTCATGCATTAATACTTTAAACCACTCTTCTTTACGAAAAATTACAATTTCAGAATCAACTGGACACGTATATGTAAACGCTGTATTGACGTGATTTTCATCTAAAATTGTAATATTAGTGGTGGGTAAATTCTTTTTTAATGATGTGAGATACATAAATATATTTATTTTTTTTGAGCAGGTTTTGGAAGAATATTCATTGACGATATACAACCATTTTAAAATGGTTTCAACATATTCATTATATAAATCAATATGATACTCGGGAGACGAATGCTCAACTACAAATTGTAATCTTATTTCTCTGTTGAAGAGAGAAAAAGTATAGGAAATATTATATAACATTGTTTTATCTATATGATCTATAATATCTTCAGGAAAGCTGTTTTTATTAAATGTCTTAGGTTTAGGAATTTGAGACACATTCAAAATTTTAGTGATATTTAATTTATAAAACGCATCTCCCATTTTTTGTTTTTGTGATTTAATATAATTATCGGCGTTTTTTACATCAATGTATAGTTTTTTTAAAATATTATCTGTTTTTACAGTTTGATTCACGTGATTTATACATTTTTTATTTAAAAAAAAGGACATTAATAATTCACTGTTTTTTGTTAATTTCATATTTTAGTTATATTGTATATATTATTGTATTTATTTTATTTTTTTCAGTTAAATTATATATTTTATATGTTTATGTAAAATATAATGGCAGATAATTCGAATAATACAAAAGTGAAACCTGAAAAAGTAAAACAGCCTCGTGCGAAATCGACAAAGAAACAAATGATTGAGGAAGAAATATTACCAGTAATACCAGAAATAGTGGAAGAAGTAAAGATTGAACAAGTAAAAATGGAAGAAAAGCTTGAAGAAGTAATTCAAGAAAAGATGGAAGAAGTAAAGACGGAAGAAATACAAGAAAAGATGGAAGAAGTAAAGACGGAAGAAATACAAGAAAAAATGGAAGAAAAGATGGAAGAAATACAAGAAAAAATAGAAGAAGTAAAGATGGAAGAAGTAAAGATGGAAGAAAAAATACAAGAAAAGATAGAAGAAAAGGTAGAAGAAATTAAAGAAAAGATAGAAGAAAAGATAGAAGAAAATATGTTAAAGATTAAATCCTTGTTAAATCTACTTATATTGATAACAGTAAGAACAGACTTACACGATAAATATGATATTAAATCTAATTTAGAATTAATAGAAATTATTACAATTATTATTAAAAAGAATCCAACACAAATCTCAAAAATAGAAGAATGTTTTATAAATATTATGAAGGATGGTAAAATAGATTCATCTGATATTCCGCATATTATGGAATTATTATCTACTATGTATAAAGCTATAACAGATATCAACGTAACTACTATAAAAACATCCGTTAGCGAAATATCTGGGCAAGTTATTAAGCTTATTTTTAATATTATGATCACTGAAAAATTTATTAATTTGGATAATGGATTAGATATGATGACATCCTTTAATACGTTAGTTGATTCGAGTGTTATGCTTATTTCATTGTCTAAATATAATACAGTAACTTCTAAATTATCATCTAGTAATATTGGATGTATATGTTGTTAGAAAATTACGTTGTTTATCGTCTACGGATTCCTGCCGATCTTCTGCGTTTTTTTGTTTTTTGACGTCTTATACGTTTATTTTGTATTCTCCCTCCTCTAGGGATGCTTTCATTCTGGGTTTTTATCATATTCTCCAATGATGTAAAATCGGATTTAAAATTCTCTAATGTATATTCATTGTTTTTGAGTGAATCAAACATATTTTGCTTATGTAACTCATATTGAGAATTCAATGCCGTTAAATATCTCAAAATTTGAACTGTATCAAGTAACAAATACGGGGTTGTTTTTTCTCTAGGTAAAAATTGTTCGCTAGGTAATTCATTTGTAATAATCTTAATTCTTATGTCATCAAATTTATCTTTTGCTTCTTTAGACAACTCCTTCTGCTGACGACCAGATTCAATTGCACGTGTAATAATTTCAGAGTTCATATATAATAATATAATATTATATATTTTATTTTATTACTAAATAATAACAGATAAACAATATAAAAATTTATTATTTAGTATTATATATGTCCGATAATTCAGATGAAATTATTAACGCAGATGAAGTTGTTGTAGATGAAGCGGTTGTAGATGAAGCTATCATTCAAGAAGAAATATCAAATTTTTTACAAGAAGAACCGTTTGTTACTGGTGTTCGTGATCAAGAAGTTCCTGTTATCCAAGAAGTGCCTGTTATCCAAGAAGTTCCTGTTATCCAAGAAGTTCCTGTTATCCAAGAAGTTCCTATTATCCAAGAAGTGCCTGTTGTTCAAGAAGTTCCGGTTATTCAAGAAGTGCCTGTTATCCAAGAAGTGCCGGTTGTTCAAGAAGTTCCCGTTGTTCAAGAAGTGCCTGTTATCCAAGAAGTGCCGGTTGTTCAAGAAGTGCCCGTTGTTCAAGAAGTGCCCGTTGTTCAAGAAGTGCCGGTTGTTCAAGAAGTGCCTGTTGTTCAAGAAGTGCATGTTGTTCAAGAAGTTCCTCCTGTTGTTGAAGAAGTTCCTGTTATCCAAGATGTTCCTGTTATCCAAGAAGTTCCTCTTGTTCAAGAAGTAAAAAAACCGGTTGTCGTTGAAGAACCAGTTAAAAAAAATATTATTCCTGTCGTAGAAAATTCCACAAAAGTAAAAAGTTGGTTTCCTAACATGTTTAATTGGGCTTGGAACTAAAGCGTTTTGCTCTGCGTAAGGCTCAAAAGATCGTTCCAAAATAAATTATTACATTTTTATAAAAAAAATGTAATATACTGTATCACAAACTATTTAGTTTTTAATGCCTCGCGTATCATCATCAAATTCTCAGCCAATTCGGGCTCTTTCCCCTTCCTATAATGAAGTAACTTAGCTTTTTTGGTTTCTAACAACATTTGTTTTAATTCATTATTTTGTGAAAACTTTGCGTATTGCGCGTCATATAATTCCTTTTCCTTACGCTTACCATAAAAACTCGCATCAATTGACACTTCTACTGGTCGTATTAATTCTCCATTAAATTTACCACTTGAACTAGCAGCGGCTTTTGCCATTTCAGGGTCTTTTGATAAAATTGTTCCCGATTCAATAGAAAAAGACAAATAAAATTCAGGATTTTGTTCTTTAAATTTGGATGCTTGATAATAATGTTCGACGCTATTCCATCTATGTCCGTCTAAAATAAATGATTGAACCCAAAAATCATCTAGTTTTCTACGCCAATTTGATATTGCGTGTAATTCAGAAAATTCGCGAACGTATTCCTTTGAAATTTCTTCACCGGAACCTTTTCCAGGCAATCGTTCTCCGGAAGATTTACCATAGAATTGAAATACTATATTATCATCATATAATCCACGTATTTTCGATTCAGATAATTCCTCAAATTTTGGATTCTCTTTTATTCCAGACGATAATTGTTGTTTAAATTTTATAAAATCCGGGATTAATGAAAAAACCCCTGAGTTTCTCTCCATACATTTATCGACCGCCAATTTTTTAATATCATATGGCAATTCAACAAACGTAAATATTTGTTTTTTCTTATACCCAACTAATTTATAATGACCGCCTGTATACTCAACCATAATATAATATTCTGGTGTAAATTCGCCACGTGATTCCAAAATAGTGTCGTTTAATTGACCACAGTTGAGTACATTTCCAAAATCACCACTTCGAAATGACTGTGATGACAGCAATATAAATTTAATATTTAAGATTCGCTCCAACGTTGAAATTGCCCACGTTTCACCCCAAAATTCACACGTTTGGATTTTATTTTTAAATTTTTCAAGTGTATCTATATCTTTCATAAATTTATATTCGTCATTTAACATTTGTTGTGTGATTTTCTTTTCATTTATAACTCTAGTATGTTGTTCTTTTATTTTTGTAGCTGCTTCTGAAAATTGTTTTTTTTGTGTTCTATCTAAAGTATCTTGATGCATTTTTTTATATTTTTCATATTCGATTTCTAATTCTTTAATAGCTTGCGTATCCTTTATAATTGACGATTTATACATATCATATAATTCTTTATATCCGGAAAATATTTCTTGTGTTGCTTCCACAGACAATTTACTTCTTATTTTATGAACGGTTGTTTGTTGTCCTAGTTGTCCGAACGCATCTCTTATAGTAGCAAAAAAACAATCTCCACCACCTTCATTATCCGTAATAAAATATTTATTGTTTTTCATAAATGTTTCAATCCAGTATTTATCATTTGATTTATTATATTTATCTCTTATAGTATCTGCGTCTTTTTTGGTTTCTTCTGGTAAATCTGCTAGTATAGGAGCGTCTTTAATAGAAATAAAAATATCCTTTCTTATATTTGGTATAATTAATTCTTTTTTCTCTTCTTTTCCTTCTTTTCCTTCTTCTCCTTCCTTTTCTTCTTTTCCTTTACCCTTTTCCTCTTTTTCTTCCTTTCCTTCCTTTCCCTTACCCTTTTCCTTTTCCTTTTCTTTTTTTTCTCGCTGTTCTTTTTTTTCTCGTTGTTCCTTTTTTTCCTCTTGTTCTTCTTCAGGAATAAGTCTTATATTATTTAACATTGCTTTATTAACATAACTATAAATTAACGGATCATCTAATTTTTCTACTTCTAATGCGCCATCTTCATCTACATAATTTACTAAATCCGTTTTATATATCTCATATAGACCGATGCGAACAACTTTATTATTGGTCTTTACTAAATAAATAGGAAAATATACCACATTTTTATCTTCAAATGTTTTTTTTTCATTTCCGACAGCTATTATAATTTCAATATCCTTGACGGTTATTTCATATATGCTAGCTTCTTTTTTAAAATCATCTAAATCTACACTTTTTAATTCAGGATAACTAATCGTTTTATCTAATTTTGATAATACCATATTATATCTATAATTTATAAAGATATTTATATATATATTTTATGTATAAATATATTTTTTATAAAAAAATGACCATTTTTTTCATCAATTTATCATTTTTTAACTCACTCATATAATACCACATTTCTTTTCGCTTTAATACAGTATTATAATTCTCATAACTATGTTCAAATAATATAATTTGTTCAATAATATCTTGTTTTTTCATTTTATTTAGTTTGATATCTTTTGATAAATTATAATACTCGCAAATTTGTGTTAATTGTTTCAATGTGAAATTTAAATCATAATTTTTAATTTCCATAAAAATATTATCGTATTGATTATCAGATGAGGGTTCTTCACTCTTATTTAACATTGCGTAAAATTCATCAGTTAACGTATTATCATTATTATCAGTATTATAATTATCCGTATCCGTATCCGTATCAGTAAATTTGAATGTTATATTTTCATTCTCACTAAAATTATTCATATGCTTATATGAATAATTTATTATTTAATATTTAAGTATATTGCATACAATAAATTTATTTTTGTAGAACGATTCATTCGCTCCAGTGACCTTCTCCAATAATTTCAAGATTACTGTTCCACGATCCGGTATATATTTCGCCATCAGTAAACGTTATTGTTCCTATTCCAATTTGATTTATTGGGTCCCATTCACCATTATATATTATACCATTATTCAACGTAAATGTTGCTTGTCCGGTAACGATCAAATTATTATTCCACGATCCGGTATATACGCCACGAGATAAAGTTGATGTTACAGTTATTGTTCCTGTTCCAGATTTATCTGGATTCCATACCCCACTATAACTTGTACCATCTTCATTCGTAAAAGTCCCTTCAATAAATTCAAGATTATTATTCCACGAACCATTATATATATTCATTCGACAAACATCTTCGGTTTTCTCCATATCACCAGGAAAAGTTACGGTTCCTATTCCAATTTGAATTATTGGATTCCATATTCCATAATATATTTTACCATTAGTAAGCGTATAAGTTCCTTGGCCTGTAAATTCAAGATAAATATTCCACGATCCTCTATATATTGAACCATCAGGAAAAGTTAATGAATCTTGATCTATAACCGCAAGATCATTATTCCACGAACTCCGACGACTATTAGCATAAGATCCCATTCGCTCCATATTATTTTCACCAAAATTATTCATATTTCGTGTAATGATGTGTATTTTAACTGTGGGTTTAACAAAAAAAATAATTCAATTTTTTTGAGAATAAAACACATATCACTTAAAAACCATCGACTAACGTCTACGGAGTTCCATCGCTTACAACCGTCGCATTTTGCTGCGCGTAAGGGTTTGGATCGCTCCAAATATGCCACTACATTTCAATCAAGTCCATAAATTTGAAAATAGATTTATTCGATAAACTAACATATGTTTTTACTTTACTATGAGCCAATCTATTAATGATCTGTGGAAATGTCTCATCACCAATTTTATTGGAACATTTTTCAAACAAATTTTTATCATATAAAATTGCAATATTTTCAGTCAATTCATCCACTTCATCCTTTTTATTTTCTATTAAAATAAATGACGTAAGTTGTTGAAGTAATCCATAAATCAATTCAATTAATCTACCCTCACTAATAATACCATTTTTTTTTAAATTTACAAAGAATAAACTAAACGCCTTTCTTCGCTCATTATTTTTGTTAACTTTACAAAATTTATCATAATCTTGATCTGGATCGGCGTGTTCAATACAATTAAACAATTCCATAAAAGAATTCAAGTTAGTTTCAAAGATAGTTCGCATAATTTCATAATTGTGAATTAATGAAGTATATAAATCCGCATATAACTTTGAATAAAAACGATTATTTGACGCAATTTCAAATATAGAATTACCAATTTTTAACATATTCTCTGGTGATGTTTCTTCTTTAATTAATTGATTCAAAATTTCGGTAATTTTTCCATATGAATCATTATAATTTTTATCAGACATTTTATTCAAAGACGAACGAAGTAGATCAATTTGTGCATCAATTCCAACCTTTTGTTCTAGTTTTGTTGCTTGAAAAGAACGGATAGATTCCCAATCTTCATCATTTGAATTACCATCTAAAGATGAACGATTTCCACGTTTATTTTTTTTAAATCCATTGCCACCACCACCACCACCACTATTATCATCATACGATCCACTATTTTTATTAGGGTGTTCCTTTTTATAGAATGTTGGAGTTCTTATATAAGTGGGTGAGCCAACTTGCAAGGCCAATTCTGAAATCATACTTAATGTTTCATTAGGTAAGGTAATTTCAAAACCATTAAATATAATATCATTTATATCCTTAAGACTATATCTCATTGCTAGCATCTGATGTTATATAGTAATTATATTCGAAATCCATTTATATCAATTTTTTTTTATATAATAAATATTATACATTTAAATACACTTAAATGTATAACATGTAATAATGTATTATGTCACTCGAAAATCCAAACGAAACATTAAAACAAGAAGACGAGAAAAATGATTGTTCCGATGAAATCGATAATTGGGATGAGCTTAATATTAGCCCCGAGCTATTGAGGGGTATTTATGCTTATGGATTAGAAAAGCCTAGTCCTATCCAACGAAGATCGCTCACATCTTTGATAAAAGGACGCGATGTTATTGCGCAAGCACAATCAGGAACAGGTAAAACCGCGGCTTTTACTATTGGTGCGCTTTCACGACTTAATATAACTAATAAAACAACACAAATTCTATGTTTGTCTCCTACACGTGAACTTAGCACCCAAACAGCAAGTGTGATGACGTCTATTGGATCTATGATACAGGGATTGAGCATTCAAGTATTAGTTGGTGGTAATTCAGTAGATCAAGATATTTATAATCTTAAAAATGACACTCCACATATTATCGTTGGCTGTCCTGGACGCGTATATGATTTGATGCGTAGAAATCAGTTAAATACATCAAATATTTCCATTGTTGTGTTGGATGAAGCGGATGAATTATTATCTAGTGGATTCAAAGAACAAATTTACAATATTTTTCAATATTTAAAGACTGATGTCCAAGTTGCGTTATTTAGTGCAACATTGCCTTCATATATTCAAGATATTACTGATAAATTTATGCGAAATCCCGTTAAAATTCTAGTAAAGGCTGAATTGTTAACTTTAGAAGGAATTTCGCAATATTATGTTGCTATTGAAGATGACCGACAAAAATATCTCACATTGAAGGATTTATATGGGTTTATGTCGATGTCCCAATGTATTATTTATGCAAACAGTGTGAAACGTGTATCTGATTTGTATGACGCAATGGTAGAAGATGGATTTCCCGTGTGTCGTATTCATAGTAATATGGAGAAGTCTGAGAGGGATATTGCGTTTCAGGAGTTTCGAACAGGGAAACATCGTGTACTAATTTCATCAAATGTGACAGCACGTGGGATTGATATTCAACAGGTAAGTGTCGTTATTAATTTTGATATCCCGAAAGATGTATCTACATATCTTCATAGAATTGGACGTAGTGGTAGATGGGGTCGAAAAGGCGTGGGTATTAATTTAATTACTCGCAGAGATATTAGTAAATTAAAAGAAATCGAAGAGTTTTATGTATGTCAAATAAATGAGTTGCCTTCAGGTTTTGATAATTTGATGAGATGAGTGCGAACTGGATAAAATCTACATACATACGCGTAAAAATAATTTGAATAAATTCTGTATTTGATATATTATGTTAATTGTATCAAATATAGAAAAAATAAATGATATTTTCAAATTACCTATTTCATATAATGAAGGAAAAGTCGAATTAAATAAAAACATAATTACAGATTTAGAACTGACCGAAACTTTAGACCCATCATGCACACCAATGTATAATATTGCTTTTCAACCCAAAACAAAATGGGGATTAAAAGTGCTACAACAAATGACGAATTACTATACAAATGACAAACATTTTTTAAAGGATACACAAACGTTATTAAAGGAATACAAACCATTGTCAATGTCACAAAATATTTGTCTACCTGATTTTAATGAAATACTTAACATCTGGGATGAGATAAAAAATGATACCGGATTTAAGGAAAAATATCATTATATTGATTGGCCTATGTGGGAGTTTTTAAATAAATCTGGCGTGTTTTTACAAATAATGAGTATATATAATTTGATTTCACCTGTTCTTTCTTTTTTTGTCCCATTTATCATATTAATCATTCCATTTTTTATTATAAAAATGAAAGGGCAAGATATTTCAATAACAGAATATGTAGAAGTTCTTACTATTGTTGCGTCAAATCACGCTATAGGTAAATTATTTACACAATTTAATAGTGTCAAAATAGACGAGAAAATATATTTATTATTATCCGCTGGATTTTACGTATTTTCTATTTATCAAAATATATTAACGTGTTATCGTTTTCATAAAAATATGCACAAAATTCATAACTATTTAGAAGTAATTAAAACATATATCGAATACACTGAATCATCTATGAAGAATATGTTGATGTATACAGATAATTTAAAAACATACCAATTGTTTAACAATACTATAAGAGATAAATTACAGATATTAACAACATTCAAATCAATATTAGAAAAAATTACCCCATATAAGCTTTCCCCTCATAAAATTGGAGAATTAGGACACGTGTTACATTGTTTTTATGACATATATAGTAATGATGTGTATAATGATGCGTTTTTATATTCATTTGGATTTAACGGATACATTGATACTATAGAAGGAATCAAAGAAAACATTTCCGAAAAATATATCAACTATTCAAAAATATCCAATCAGAAGAAAGAAAAGAATGGTGATAAGGAAAATAAGAAGGAAAAATGTGGATTTAAAAACGCATATTATCCTGCGCTTATCCATGAAAAACCAATTAAAAATAGTTTTAAATTTGATAAAAATATGATTGTTACTGGACCCAATGCTTCAGGAAAAACAACAATACTTAAATCAGCGTTGATTAATGTAATTCTTACACAGCAATTTGGATGTGGGTTTTATGATAGTGCTGTATTGGTTCCATTTAAATATATTCATTGTTATTTGAATATTCCAGATACTTCTGGGAGAGACAGTTTATTTCAAGCGGAAAGTCGTAAATGTAAAGAAATGATTAAATTGATAAATAAACATCCGACCGATAGACATTTTTGTGTGTTTGATGAACTATATTCAGGTACAAATTATGAGGAGGCGACAAAATGCGGTTATGCGTTTTTGTTATATTTATCCAAATATAAAACAACTAATTTTTTATTAACTACGCATTATTTAAATGTATGTGAAAAATTAGACAATCATAAAAATATTCAAAATTATAAAATGTGTGTTGGAAAAAATGAAAACGACGATTTAATATATAAATATAAGATAGAACGAGGAATTACAAATATTAAAGGAGGAATCGAAGTTTTAAAACAAATGAAATATCCCGATGAGATTATGCAAACAATCAAAAATTTAGACTAATATACATAGACATATACATATACATAGACATATACATAGACATATACATAGACATATACATACACATATAATTATTTATTCGTTCTGTAACAAATATAATTATATATTCTTTTTGTAATATAATGGCTTTATCTGATTTTATGAGTGTCCCTTTTCTTATTTGTTTAGGTATAACTTTAATCCTTGTAGGTGTTGTTGGAATTTATTTTACGCAAAAAATGCAAGAACAAAACCACAAAATTAGTTCCATGATGGGATTAGTTTCAACAATGGCCGAAGAAATGAATTATATGAGGAGCAGACTAATAATGGCTTCTCAAAATAATTTCCAGCAGCATCCTGGTACGGATATTAATAATATTATGCCTAATATGACCGGTGGCCAAAATGCCGATACAAATGACAAATTAATTGATGTATCGGATGGTGAAGATGAAAGCGATGAAGATAGCGATAGCGGCGAAGATAGTGATAGCGATGAAGAGAACGAGTGTGATAGCGATGAAGATAGTGATTGTGATAGCCACATGTCAAAAACGAATATAAACATTTTAGATAATGTTGTAGCGAATATTAATATTGAAGATTTATTAGACGTAAACAATACAATTAAAATTATTAATTTTGATGAAGCCTTAAATGCTACTACTGGTGAAGATATAAACATAGAGAATGACAGTGAATCTATAGATGATTCTTTAGGTGATAGTGATAGTGATAGTGATAGTGGAAGTGATGATGATTCGGACGATGATGGAGAGAAGAAAAATAATATAAATCTAACACAAATATCAAATGACTCACAATTATTTAATCCTGAACTATTAAAAGTAATTGATATTTCAACTATTTCAGATGAATCAATTAAAGAAAAAAATGATAGTAATATCGATTATAAAAAAATGTCATTGAATAAGTTAAGAGATATTATTGTTTCAAAAAAACTAGTATCTGATCCATCTAAACTTAAAAAAAATGAGATGCTTAAATTACTTGGTTCAGAATGATAATTTTCTCTAGACATAATATAATATAATATGAGTTGGGCAACGTGTTATTCTGGATCTAATAATATTCATTTTAATTTTCCTCCTATTATGGCAGATGGACGAAATTTTGCTACTTGGCAACCAGAAGCGGTTGTCAATAATCGTATTAGAGAACAAGAAAATATTCAATCTAATTGGCAGTATAGACAATATTTAACAAATAATGCTGTTCAAATAATGAGCTATAATAATATGGAATCTTGTTATGATTTAGGTCTTCCTTCTCATTCTATTACTGGAAAATCACCATCATCAAATGTGCCACATTTATTTTCATCGACTCACGATACAAATTCTCCTGGATATGGGTATCAAACAAGTAATTTAAAGTCGCAATATTTGTCAAGAGAGCAATTACAAGCAAGAATGATTGCTCCTTCTATTACTGTACCAAGTAAATTACAATAAATATATTCACCTTCGCTATCACTTACACAGGCGCCTTCGGCTTACACCGGCGCCTTCGGCTTCAAACACTTATTTGTAAATAACTACTTAGATCCATAATAACAATACTAATTATTATTATTATTATTATGAAAATATTAAGCATTGATGTTGGTATCAAAAATTTAGCATTTTGTCTACTATCGAAGCCGTCTGGTTCCGAATCGTTCCAAATAGCAAAATGGGATACTGTGAATTTATCGCAACCGACAGAAGAAGTAAAATGTGAAGAAATGGATAAAACCAAAATATGTGGCAAACTTGCAAAATTTATGAAAAACGATAAATGTTTTTGTTTAAAACATTCTAAAAAACAACCTTTTTTAATTCCATCACCAGATTTAAAACCATCTTTTATAAATAAACAGAAATTGAAAAGTTTACAGGAAATCGTGGTAAAACATAAAATTCCCCACGATAATAATAATAATATAAAAAAAGCAGAATTGGTGATCTTAATTAATAATTATATTCTTGAAAAATGTTTTGAACCCATTGATAAAACCAATGCTTCCAAGGTTGATTTAGTTACTATTGGCAGAAATATTCAAAAAAAATTAGATTCTATTTTTAGTGAAGACATGTTGACAATTAGTAATGTAATCATTGAAAATCAAATAAGTCCTATAGCAAATCGTATGAAAACGATACAGGGTATGATTGCACAATATTTTATTATGAGAAATGAAAATATTCAAATTGATTTTATATCTGCTGGTAATAAATTGAAAGATTGTGATATTGAACTTAAGTCAAAATATAGTGATCGTAAAAAATTAAGTATCCAGGTTTGTTTAGACAATATAGACCAAGAGTGGATTTCATTTTTTAAATCTCATTCGAAGAAGGATGATTTAGCTGATTCATTTTTACAAGGATTATGGTTTATCAACAATAAAATAGCAAAATAACAACATAGCAAAATAGCAAAATAACAAAATAAAAACAAATTAAAAACAAATCAAAACAATTCAATAACAAATTAAAATAAATAATATATTTATTATTCGTTTTACTTAGAATTATAGTTTCTTATTACATCATAATAACAATGGATCACGGAATAATCGATATTTCACCTATTCATTTAAATGAAAATTTTGACAATTTTAATCAATCTGGTTCTGGTTCTGGTTCTAGAAAAAAATCATCCAATTTTGGTGATGGTATTGAATTGTTGATGAATGATAAGAAAAAAGAAAATAATAGAAGTGATATTGACGTGGATGATTTAGATAATTTAGAAAACGAATTAAATGAATTAGTAGACGATTCGCCTCCAAGTAGAAACATGTATGAAGCAAAATCCGATATTTTTGGAAAAAATATAAAAATAAATTACGATGAAAAACCAGCAGTTCATTTTGACTCATCTTCACCAAGTATCGGACAAGCTACTGCTGAAAATAGTTCAGATAGTCAAACGTGGGATGGATATACTAAATTCAATAATGTTCCGTTGAATCCAGATAAACCACTACCATCACAACCTCAAATGAGTAAAGAGGAATTATTAAGAGATAAATTCAAGTATTTGCGAAAGTTAGAAGCACTTGAATTAAAGGGAGTTACGCTTACAAAAAAATATTCAATGGAATCTCCTTTAGCGGAAATGCAAGGAGAATATGAAATGATTATGGAGGAAAAAGGAAAAGCCAACTCAGTGAAATTCCAAGGGAATATGCTTATGGCGGGTATTAACGCACTAGAATTTTTAAATAACCGTTTTGATCCATTTGACATTAAAATTGACGGTTGGGGTGAGCAAATTAATGAGAATATCACTGATTATGATGATGTTTTTGGCGAATTATATGAAAAATATAAGTCAAAGGCAGCAATGGCACCTGAATTAAAACTGCTTTTCCAACTAGGTGGAAGTGCAATGATGGTTCATATGACAAATACAATGTTCAAATCAGCTATGCCTGGAATGGATGATATTTTGCGACAGAATCCCGACCTAATGCGCCAATTTCAGTCAGCAGCAGTAAATTCGATGAGTCAAACAAGTCCAGGATTTTCAGGTTTTATGAATGGGGTAATGAATCCGGAACCGCAAGCGCCTTCTGGTAATGGTCCTCCTCCACCAATGTCTGCACAGGGTCAACAATCAATGCCAGGTCGCGGTGGAAACAACAACGCTGGAAATCGTCCTGATTTACATATGGGTAGAAATAATTTCTCAAATCAAAATGATGGAATTAATATTAGAGAGAACTTTAGTGGCGCAAATGACTCAGAACGTAGTAGTAGAAGACCTGAAATGAAGGGACCCAGTGATATTTCAGATATTTTGTCTGGATTAAAAACAAAAACCATTAATATTCAAGAGCAGCCTCAGATGAGCGATAACAATAGTAGCACGATTAGTATTTCCGATTTGAAAGAGCTTCAGGGTGAAGGGAATATGCCAAAGCGTAGTAAAAGACGACCAAAATCAGATAAGAATACGGTAAGTTTAGACATTTAAACTCTGACCGGCTCATAATGTCCTCCAGTCCATTCTAATTCAATCGTTTTTTCGTATTGATTACTAAATGGGACAAATTCTATATTACTTCTTTCGTGAGTTCTGTAATTTTTAACTATAATTCGTAAATTCCATAAAATACACGCGACTTGAATCTCGATTGCTCCTCCCCACGTACTGGGGTTTCGCATATGTTCAACATATTTTCCGCTAGGATTATCTAGTTGTAAAATATAAGCTGTATCTAATCCATCTATTATTTTACCATTGTTTTGTAAATAATCACAAATTTTTTGGCGAATGGTAAAACTGGATTCATCTGGTATAAAATACTGAAGACTATTGAACAAGCAACTCATAATATATTATACTTTTATAATATTTTATACAAATATTTTCATCCTATTATTTTTTTGTCATACTATTTTTTTGTCATTATATTGTAATGATGACAAAAAAGGATATCAATATAGAAATACACAAAATATTTGATAATAACGAGTTGGATGATTTGAAACGATTTATTGAAAAACGACGTTGCTTGAATAATTGTAATATGTTCCTTATTTATTTTTTTCATATTGTCCAATCTGCTGGTATAATGACTACCACTATTGCGGTAGGTTACGACAAAATATATTTGATATGGTTAGGAGTGGGGTTAAATATTTTTGCGTCTCTCATAAACATATACGAAAAAATAAATAATAATATATTGAAAAAATTAATGGTCGATATTAAAGCCATAAAAGATGGAAATTATGTTGATGAAGGTGAATTGATAGAAACAGAAAAAGAAGAAAAATCCCCAGAAATTACAGATATATACACGGATAAAACAACCACAAATAAAAATAATCGATATAATGAAGAAAATACAAATCCATTATATGATCCTCTAATTAGTAGTAAAAAAGAAACAAAACTTTAGAATACTCACACGAATAACATCTACGTTTTCTCCATTTAACTACTATTTCACCAACAAACCTACTAAGCCATAAACCGTATCCAGTGACCATTGTCAAAATACCATATTTCACTTGCGGCAGTTTTATTATTGAGGAATTTTTGAAAACGATTATATATTTCTTTATTGATTGTATTAGATGGTTTATAAGCATCACCATAATTAACTTCATTTACAATAGTGATGTATTTTTCTAGAATAACTTGGCAACTACCCTCGTCATATTTTAAACCTATGCCCATTTCCAAGTTTTCTAACTCCTCATTAATTGCCAAGTTTTCAGAAATAGATTCAACTTCAAATATTTTCTCTTCATTAATAAACCAAAACTCATGATATTCCATTGATTTCTGTAATACTTTTAGTAATGTTTCTTGTATATCATCTTTACAAACAGTATCGCGTTCAACAATAATTTCACTTCGGTTGCGTCGGTCAATTACAATATAAGGGATCTTTATATTTTCCATTTCTATTTAGTTAATTATAGCTATAATAATATTATATTTTTTAAATAATTTTTATAAAAATAATAGTTTATAAAAATGGGCGTTTGAAATGAGAAAAGGTGTATAACGAAAATTGGATAATTAAATTTCCACTTGAAATGAGTGGAGGAAATAATACACCATTGAAGATTTAAGTTCGCACAAAATTACAAAAATAAATATTATGATAAAATACATAAAAAATATTTATTATACTATACTAACTATGAACATTGATGAACTAATACACAAATTAAAAATTACAGATGAAGAATTACAAAAAACAAAAGATGAATTAATACAAACCAAAGAGCATCTCAAAAAATATACTGCTCCTTCTAATATGAAAAAATATTACGAAAATCACAAAGAAGAAATCAAACAAAAAGTTAAGGAACATAAGGAAAAAACAAACTATGTTTATGTTCCATCACCTGAACAAAAAAAGGAATGGGCAAGAACCGCATATTTGAATAAAAAAGCAAAATTAAAAAAAATGGAAGAAAAAAACGAAAAGGAAAACATTTAGGAAATTATATAATTATTTATATAAAAAACTATATAAATAATTATCTTTAGTAAATATATAGAATGGTCAAAAAGAAGAAGTTGAAGGACGAATTCAAAGAGTTTAGGAATAATAATAAATCAGCATACAAAACTCTCAAAATACCACTCAAATCTGTTTTACTCAATCGTGAGATGGTTCAACCAGTAATAAATAATCTGGTTTTTGAAATGAATGATTTAATGATACATTCTTACCAGTTTATTCGCTTGTATGTGCTGAATTGCTATTCCATTAAAATTGCTTTGCCTAAAATTGATAACACTTTTATTTTGTATTGTATCAAATCATTAGGAACACGAAGCAACCAAGGTGTGAAAAGTAAAAATACCGAACTACTTGATAAGTTGGAAAAGTTTTATTTGGAAGAATATCAGCCATCAGTAAATCACACGAAAACAAATTTGAAAAACACTACTTTTTTATTACCTTATTTAGCAACGCAAATTCATACTTCTTTATCCAACAACGCACAAGAACATTTCATTCAGCACTTTTTGAGATTTATCAATAAAACAACAACCACTATAACTGAGGATAAATCCATTTTATTCAAGTTGAAACATCAACTGATGAGTTTGAATAATGAAACGGATGAAATTTTCAATGAATGGAAAACCACTCATTTACATAATATTTTACCAACCAACATTACCAAGTCTGTTTATTATGATGTAAAAGTTAGACCATTTGACTATTTGAAAGGAATGTTATATATGAATGAAGTATTGGAAAAACAAGAAAGTAAATTATTCCAACCCTTACCACTACGAACCAATATCATTCCAAAGCATATTATTTTAGATACAGCAAGTTTGGTTAGTTTATTCTGTCCAGCAAATAAAACAGATGGAATAAAAAAAGGCGAATTACATAAAAACCTAAAAGAAAACCAACACGACATTTGGAATGCCTTTTTGAACTTGAACCATAAAATATTTAGAAACCAACATTATCAGTTCCATTATCAAATACAAACTGACGGAGTATCTTGTTGTTTGTTGTTTATTAGAAAAGATTTGAAAGATAAAAAATGGGGTGCAAGAGTTCCAAGTATTCCAGAACAAGATTTTTATGGTATTGAAGATTTATCCAAAGAACAATTAGATACTTTGAGTAAAAGGAATATTGTTGGGTGCGACCCAGGTAAACATTCGTTGGTGTATATGATGGATAAGAATGGTAAGAAATTACAATATACAGCATCACAGCGAAAAATAGAAAGTTATGGAAAGAGAAACCAACGAATATTATTACAAGAAAAGAAACGAAATAAAATTATTGAAAAAGAAACTCATTTATCAGTTCAAAATAGCAAATCGGTTGATTATATAAAGTTCAAAGCATATTTAGTTGAAAAAGATAAACTAAATAAACAAGTTGGTGAATTTTACCAGAAAGAAACTTGGCGAAAAATGAAATTTAGACAATATAGTTATGGTAAGAAAAGCATAGATACATTCCTTAATAAAATCCAAGAAACATTTGGTTCTAATATCCTAATTGGTTATGGAAATTGGAGCAGGGATACACAAATGAAACATTTTATGCCTACGATGAATAAGGGATTGAGGAAACAAATCCATAAAAGATATGATACTATAACAATCAATGAATTCAACACAAGTAAGAAATGTTGCGATTGTTATAATGAAATGAAACATTACCAAGATAAAAAGAATAAGGAAATATATCGTCTTTTCGTGTGTTCTAACTGCGTGAGTTGCCAAAACAAACAAAACGTATTTAGAACGCGAGATGCGAATTCCGCAGTAAATATAATGAACTTGACTACTTGTTGGATAAATAATCAAACGAGACCAGAAGAGTTTTGTAGAGCATCGTCTTTCACTTGTTTTGGAGAAGAAACAAGAAAAAGTAAGACCATCGTTGTTAAAGCCGAGGGAAGCGGTAAGCACAACTATTGATTTTACACTTTTAAATTTTTATTTTCGTATTTTTGTGCGAACTTAAATCTTCAAAGGTGTAAAACACGAAAATATTATTGTCCAAAAGGAATTATTACAAATAATTTTAAATCGAAAAATATATGTATATCTCCAGAAGATATATAGAGTGGATGATGGAACTACGCGTTCCCTCTATTAAATATTGTAGATTTCAAAACACTTAAATATTTGTTATGAAAATATAAATAGTAAGAATAATGATACGTGTTGCAATAATTACAGGCATTACTGGACAGGATGGATCATATCTATCAGAATTTTTATTGGATAAACTATATGATGTATGGGGAATTATCAGACGATCTTCTAGTATAAATACGAATAGAATAGATCATATTTTCGACAATAAACATTTATTTTTAAGGTACGGCGATTTATCTGACGGTGTTAATTTATTAAACATATTGAGTGAAATTAATAATAAGTACGGTGTAGATTTGGATAAATTAGAAATATATAATTTAGGCGCAATGAGTCACGTAAAAATATCATTCGATATGCCTGAATATACCGGAGATATTGACGGATTGGGTGTATTACGTATTTTAGAGGCAACAAGAAATTGTGGTATTCCTTTGGATAAAATTAGATTCTATCAGGCATCCACATCGGAATTATATGGAAAAGTAGTTGAAGTGCCTCAAACTGAGAAGACACCATTTTATCCTAGATCACCATATGGTGTAGCGAAATTATATGGTTACTGGATCACCAAAAATTATCGTGAATCATATGGTATGTTTGCGTGTTCTGGTATTTTATTCAATCACGAAAGTCCCCGTAGAGGTCATAATTTTGTCACGCGAAAAATTACATTGGGTCTAAATAAAATATTGAAGGGAGACGAAACCAAATTGGTTTTAGGAAACATCAACTCCTTGCGTGATTGGGGTCACGCAAAAGATTATGTTAAAGGTATGTGGTTAATCCTCCAACAAGATACTCCGGACGATTATGTGTTGGCTACAAATGAATACCATAGTGTTCGAGAATTTATTGAAAAAGCGTTCGCACTAAAAGGATTCGATATTGCATGGAAGGGGGAAGACGTGAATGAAATCGGATATGATAAAAACAGTGGTCGGGAACTCATATTTATTTCTGAAAAATACTTTCGACCGGCTGAGGTGGATGAATTATTAGGTGATTCAACAAAGGCACAAACTGAAATGGGGTGGAAGATAGAGCATACGTTTGATGAGTTGGTAAAAGAAATGGTTGAGTACGACTGTAAGTGATTTTAGGAACGACTGTAAGTGATTTTAGGCACGACTGTAAGTGAATTTAGGCACGGCGGTATAACTTTAATATTTGTGTATATTAAGGTTATAAAATTAATAATGTCTTTTGAAAATGGTTTATTCATTTTTCGCCGAGACTATAGAATGGTAGATAATATTGGTCTTTTGTCTATCAATTCAAAATGTAAAAATGTGTATACTATTTTCATATTTACACCAGAACAGGTTAGTAAATCAAACGAATATAAATCGACAAACGCCGTTCAATTTATGATTGAAAGTTTAGACAATTTGTCACAAGAAATTAAAAAAAATGGCGGAAAATTATATTGTTTCTATGGTGATAACGAGAGAATTGTAGCAGACTGTATAAAAGCATTCAATATTGAATGTGTGTGTTATAATGCTGATTACACTCCTTATGCAATAACGAGAGATGATAATTTACATAAATTGTGTGATAAATTGAATATTCATTGTTATTTTGAACACGATTATTATTTACATATTCCTGGAAGTATTATAAATAGTTCAGGAAAACCCTATCAAAAATTCACACCATATTATGAATCCGCATTAAAGAAAAAGGTGGATGTACCCGTGAAAGCAAGAAAAATCAAATTCCAAACAAAGAATACATCCATTTCAAATGCTATTTCTCTCACGGAAGCATTTTCAAGATTTACAAAGAAGAATGATGAAATATTGGTACACGGTGGAAGAGTAGAAGCTATCAAGGCATTAAAACAGACATTAAAAACACAAACACATTATTCAAAAACGCATAACGATTTGGATAAACAAACAACACAATTATCCGCGTATATAAAATTCGGATGTGTCTCCATTCGTGAAGTTTACGCAGTATATAAGGGAAATCGCGATTTAATACGACAACTAATATGGCGGGATTTTTATGCAAATGTTTTATATTCGTTTCCCCAAGTATTATCACATTCTATGAAACCAGCCTATTCAAAAATAAAATGGCATAAAAATGCGAACTGGTTCAATGCGTGGACTAATGGAACTACTGGATTTCCTGTAGTAGATGCGTGTATGCGTCAACTAAATACCACAGGATATATGCATAACAGAGGTCGTCTAATAGTCGCGTCATTTTTAGTCAAAACTTTGTTGATTAATTGGAAAGAAGGAGAGAAATATTTTGCCACAAAATTGGTGGACTATGATCCTGCGTCAAACAATGGTAATTGGCAATGGATATCTAGCTCTGGGGTTGATTCGCAACCCTATTTTAGAATATTCAATCCGTGGTCTCAAAGCGAAAATTTTGACCCCGATGCTATATATATCAAAAAATGGGTTCCTGAATTAGCAGATGTTCCAGCAAAAGATATACATCAATGGTTTGATTCGTGGAAAGACTACAAAGATTCTGTAAAATATTATAAACCTATATGTGAATACGAAATACAAAAAGAACGCGCACTAAAAATGTATAGAGACATTTATTAGTACCTTTTTTTCAGTTGTTGAGGGTAAGAAAATGTGTTATTCATTCGGCAGTCGCTCCAAAAAAACATAAAAAATACAATATAAAAATAATATCATATATGTATTTATAATATTATTTGAAAAATGACAGATATAGCCAATATAGCCACATCTATTCTACAGCGACGTGCAAATGTAGCCGAACGATATAATGATATTTTACGCGATAATAATTTTTCAGCTTTTCCACATAGTATATTTTCACATTTTGTTTTTGGTATTCCTGATGATAAAGTAAATGACCCAGTATATATCAAAAATTGCGAACATATTGATTTTTCAATTCCGGTAAATATGTATTTTCGTGTATTTGGTGGAACATATATAGAATTAGAAGAAGAAAAGTGGCATTTCACTAAGTTGTGTAAAGAAATTATGATTGATAATAATTTTACTAATTACCATTTGTTAGATATGGTTTTTAACCGTCGGTTTATTAATCGTCAAAATGATATGTATTGTATAAGAAGTAATACGTGTCATCATTATGATATGGATTTTGAGGATACATTCGATAACGAAATTGTCCAACGATACACTGTTGTTTGTGACGACGATGAGGATGATATCTCGGTGCAATATGTATTACCTATTATAACTGGATTCAAATTGTCGTATGATGATATAGATAACGCAATAATATGTGATATGGAAATTTATGAATGAACCCTTACATTATCGTCTTCTACTTTTACTTTTTCTACTTCTACCCTTTCTACTCTTTTTACTTTTTCTACTTTTTTTACTCTTCCTTTTTCTATTTTTTTTACTCTTCCTTTTTTTTGATTTTTTCCCCAAAGACTTGCGTTTTCCACCTAATTTATTGTTATAATTCATATTCCATTTAGCTTCTGGACTTTGGTCTGAAATATATTGCCGTGCTTTTAATAGATTGTCACCATAAGTTTTTTGTTCTTCGTCTGTGCCATTATCACGCACACGATTAAAGTCATTTCTAATGGCTTCGTTTTCCATCTCTAGATTATTTTCAGCCATTTGTTGCCCATCCATTTGTTCTTGTTCCCCATCCATTTGTTTTTGTTGCATCCATTCACTTGGATATACCTTTTCAAATTTTTTGTTCTGTTTGTCTTTTCTCGCTCCACGTTCAGTTTGACATTTATCATATTCTGAATTAAGTGTTTCCCAATCACGAGAATTTAATTCTAAATTTTTATTTATTTTACATTTTGGATTGCAATTTGAAACTTGCTGCTGTAATTGTTGGTAAATATATTGTTTTTGTGATTTATCACAAAGAGAACCGGATGTGTTTAATTGTGAAAGTAACGACTTAAATATTTTGGGTTGACACGGAGATGAATTATATATATTCGATAATCCAGGCAACCTAATATAATCTTCTTTACTTTTAGATAATGATTCATCTGGACAAATGATATTATCATTCGGTTGGGATGAGAAGAAGTTCATCTATCTATATATATCTATTAGTTAAAAATAAAAATTATACAATACAATAATATTATATTTATATATTATAAATATAACATTAGAAATATGTCGTCCCCTAATTTTATACAAATTACAAATGGAGGACCACCGATAAAACCAATAAAGCGACCTCCTAAGCCTCCTAAAAATATAACTGGTTTAACTGGACCTAGTGTCCCTGGAGTAACTGGACCTAGTGTCCCTGGAGTAACTGGACCTAGTGTCCCTGGAGTAACTGGACCTAGTGTCCCTGGAGTAACTGGACCTACTATCACTGGTTTAACTGGTTCTATAGGAACGACTGGAGTAACTGGTCCTACTATCTCTGGTTTAACTGGACCTACAGGAGTAACTGTTTCTACAGGAACGACTGGAACGACTGGTAAATCTACTCCTATACCAAATTCATTATCCATTACTTTATTAACGAAAATACCCGGGTTTCAAAAAATAAAATATAAACCATCAATGACAATTCCAGATGATGATAAAAATGAAATAGTATATTTTAACCCACTTATTAAAATAAACAAATACGCAATAAATAAAATTCCACAAAATACAATGAAACAATTTTTTAATAAAGGATTATACGATAGTTTATTATACGAATCATTATCATTAAACCATTCAGAAAACTTAAAAAATATATCTTTAAAAGAAGCCAAACAAAAAGGATATGTAGATAATAATATACAATTAACTTTAGAAACATTATTTAAACCGGATAATGTTATTTATATTGGAAAAAAACCATATGTAATATCGAATAATATTTTTGATAATACTTCGTGGAAATTAGATATAAAGGAAAATGTTCCAGTTAATTTTCAAAGAAATCTCGCAATGCAATATAATTATAATAACGCATATAACGAATTAGAACAATTAAAACAAACTGACCCAGAGGTTATTGCGGGATCTACTGCTCCTCCTAGTCCTCCTGGTCCTCCTCCTCCTAATCCTCCTGGTCCTATTCCTCCTGGTCCTACTCCTCCTCCTGGTCCTACTGGTCCTAGTCCACCTGGCCCTCCACCTGGTCCTACTGGTCGTAATCTTCTTCTTCTTGGTCCTCCTCTTCCTCCTACTCCTCCTCTTCCTCCTGGACCTAATGGTCGTAAACCTTTTCTTCCTCTTCCTCCTATACCTCCTCCTCCCCCCTCTAACATAATACGTTTACCAACATCACAAAATGATATAATAGATACAGATATATTTAATATAATAGCTGCTGGTCGTAATGAACCAGAAATAATGCGTGCGTATTTTTTATCTTACACGTGGATATTAAATGTAATTTATACATTAGTAAATCGGGATAATAAATTACTTATTCAACCCCCATTACAAAACGGCGACCCACCAGTAAATATATCAAACAATGGTTATTATGCAAATTTAGTAAATATGTTGCAAATTATACCAATGCCTATGGATGGTCATTGTTTTTTTCATTCGATTGCGTATGCTATAAATTCTTATAATAGCACGAATCAAAATCCAACAAAACAAATTACATATGAGGTTAATAATTCTGGTACAATAACAATATATGGATTAGGATTACCTAATAGCCCTGTTTTTACTCAGCAAGTGATAAGACGTATCGTTGTAGATTATTATAATGATAATAGTGACAAATTAAATGAAGTATTAGCAGTTGCGCGCGACGAGGCATCAGAATTAAATATCAAATATATGGATGCGGTTAACACAATAAATCCTATTACACGCGAGATACGGAGGGATTCTATAGAATCTATATGGAACGCCAGTGAAAAAGTATTTCTAACATCACATTTTGATGATTATGATGATGTTGGAGATATGATCCCTTTTTATGTTATAGAAACCCCAGCTGAAATATCTTCATATATAATGAGTGATAAATATTGGGCATCCCAAGAAATATACGCAATTATTCAACAAAAATTACATATTAATGTAATTACTATTCAGCAAACTGACACGATAATATCTGTTAAATTAACACCAACCTCAAAAAAACTAACACCTATATCAAATTTATCGATTCTTCCTCATATAACGAATGAAGATGATATAGAAATGGGACCTTATAACAAATATATGTTTTTAAGACATAATGGACTGCATTATGATCTAATTACATTTCGTATGGATAACACCGGTGTTAAAAAAACAATATTCGAAACTCAGCCACAAAATGTAATAATCCCATTATATGATTTAAGTAGAATTCCTCCATTATATATATTATTTTTAATTTATGGTCAATATTATTCAAGATTATCTGATGAGGAAAAACAAAACGTAACATTGTTTTCAAATGAATTAAATATGATTAATAAATCATTTAATCTTTCAGCTGTACAAAACTCTCGGGAAGTGGTTAATATGTTTAATACACTTTTTAGACCACCTTCTAAACAAAAAGGAGGTGATGGTAATCCTTATTCGCAGTCATATAATTCGCAGCCATATAATTCGCAGCCATATAATTCGCGTCCATATAACACATCACTATACGGAACTAACATGTCATTAGTAAATCAAAATATAATGTCTACCCCACCATCTAATTTAAGTTATCATATAAATGTCGAGCTTGTATTATATCCAGGTACATCTATTCCATTTAGTAAACGTCCGGCATTAATGTGTGAAAAAAATTCTGCTGTATGGTCAGAAGCAATGTCAACATTAAGAGGAACTGTTTATGCGCCTAGACCATCATCTAATATGATTGTAAATACACCGACGAAGGCACAAGATAAATCACAGACAATAGATAAATCACAAACATTAGATAAATCACAAACATTAGATAAATCACAATCACAAAATAAATCGTATACCGGTGGGAAAAAAAAATATACGCGAAAAAATGGTATACGAAAAAAATATACACGAAAAAATGGTATAAGAAAAAAAAATACACGAAAAAAACGAAAATATACACATAGAAAGAAACGATAATATTTCTCTAAAAAAAATGAATAAAAATATATAAATTGTTTTATTCATTATTCAGAATAGTTATTTTGCTGTTGTTTTTTGCGATTGCTTTGTTTTTTTTGCCTTTTCCAACACAGCAATAGCTGAATTTAATTCTGCTTCCGATACAACTCCATCATTATTTGTATCTACTAATTTTTCTAAAACACGGTAACTGTGTGGGACAATACAAAAATTACTTTCTTCATTAAATAAATGGTCTGATAAAATGACAAATGCTGCGGTTAACATTAATGCCGCATATATATCACGGGTACCCATCCACGCCATAGAGAACACTAATAACTGTTTACTTAATGAAAATTTCAAATATTCTTCCGTTGATTTGCTAAATTGTATTGATATAAATTTTGAGCCGACGTTAAGTAATATCATAACCAATCCGGCAAAAAATTTACTACTGTTTAAATATAATACATGTGTATGTATAAATTGTAACGCACTCATAAAAATATTAGAACTTTTTACGGAACGAGTATTTGAATTTATTGTGTTTTTAATATTATTTTTTTTAGTCGCCATATATTTAAATAATATTAAAATTTATTCCATTTTTTTTATGTATTCCTCCAATAAAACCCCTAATAATTATCAACTCCCGAATTTATCGCCGAAAACCCATTTTTATCCGGCCAATTTGATACAGGTTCATTATGTATTTTAAAATTTGGGTAAGGAAGTGTATTTGACATTTTAGAATGAATTGTTTGTTCCGCTGTTATCTTATCAACACGTTCATTTCTCCTTATATTTTGTGAAATATCCGGATTAACCACCTTTGTTATCCTGATCTTTTGTTCTTCCACTTTTACTGTAGATTTTCCATTTGCGGATGTAATATCATTTTTATCTGTGTTCGGTATTGATGGGGTATATGTATTATTACAATTTTTTGATTTTCCATTACCATCAGGAATTATTTCCTGAGTTTCAGGTCTACATAAAGGAGCATATGGCGGTGTTACACTCAACCCTTCTTGATACGTGTTTTTATGTAAATACATATAAGTAGATATAATCATAATAGTCGCGATTAACCCTATCAATGTATTATAACTGGTCAACAACACAATTAAAAATATAATTATAATTCTTCCTAAAACACCATTAAAAATGTGACTGATAGCACTAGCGGGATATTTTAATATAATTATACTAATTGTGATAACTATTACAAATATTATAGAGAATAAATTGCTATCACTAAGTCTATCTAAATGAACTAATTTAGAAACTCCTTTCATAATATCTGACATTTTGACCTATATATAACTAATATTTTATTATTATTTTGTTATCTTGATATTTTTGTATTTTGTATTTTTGTATTTTGTATTTTTCGCATTTACTATGAAATAAATGATAAATTAAGAAAAATAAATAGTCATTTCGGTGTATTTTTTCAAATTATTATCTTATTTTTTATTAGGAATGTCTTTAGCAATGTATGCAGCTCCATTTGATACAGATATAAATCAAATAAATAATAAAGATAAAGATAAAGATAATGATACTTCAATAGGAAGAAAAAGAAATATGAATAATAGAACCCAAAAACGGGTTCCTAAAGAAAATGTTTATTCTGATAAAGTAAATTCTGTTTTGCAATCTATTCATAATTTACCTGATCAAACTGAAGGATTATCTGATTTTAACCCGTTACCGCCTCCATCTTCGGCAGGTGTAGAACAAACTAGAATTAGAGATAATAACGATTCTTCTTCTTCCTCTTCTTTAGATAATGGGTCCATGATGTCTCACGACCCAACTATGCAACAATATCAACATCACAACCAAGAACCCACAACAGAGGATAACTCAAAAAATCCCGAAACTTATTATAAACGATTTATGCCGAATTATGATAGCATGTATAAAAAATCACCCCATAATTTACCATATTATAGCAACAATTATTCATCTTCTTCTTCTCATCCTTCATCTTCCTCTTCCTCTCTCTCTCCAAATGATATATTAACCCAAAAATTAAACTACATGATCAATCTTTTAGAAGAAAGACAAGATGAACGAACGAATAATGTGACCGAAGAAGTTGTATTATATTCTTTTTTAGGCATATTTATTATTTTTATTGTGGATTCTTTTGCACGTGTAGGCAAATATGTTAGATAGTTAGATAGTTAGATAGTTAGATAGTTAGATAGTTAGATAGTTAGGTAATTAATATTTTGATTTATTATTTTTATTTAGAAATAAATCAAAACGTTTTATAAAATTTAATTACAAACTAAAAAATATTAATTGATAATAAATACCCTTTCATGATTGAAAGTAGGATATGCAAAGTTATAAAAAAAATATGCGGTAGGATTTAAAATACACGGAACAGTTTTTATTTTTAAATTATCGATGATTGGCTTATTATCTGAGATATTTTCTATTATTGCGTATTTATATTTTTTATTCGATTCACTTATTTTCCACAACGCCAATTTATAACTATGAATAAATAATTCGGTATTATTGTTACGAAACCCATTAATAGACGCAAAACAACATAGTGCTTCACAATTTGTTGTAATAAATGTACTTGTTTTTCTAAAAAAATAGGCGCTTTTAACTTCTTGGTCTTGAATAACCATATACACATACACGTTTTTGGTTTTCAATAATTCCAAAATATTGGATATCTCTGGCACGATACAAATATCGAATCTGTCTTTATTTTCTTTCATAAAATCTACCAAATGTTGAATATTTGTGGGACCACATTCAATGATTGTCGCTTCATTTGCTGGCAATTCTTGCGGTTCTATCCATCCCGACATGTTGAATCCAAATGTGTCATATACGGTAAGTGGAACTATCCCTGTTAATTCTCCTTCTCTCTTGAAGAGAGAAACGTGAATCTGTTTTAATTTGTGTCGTTGATGATAATGATGTGTTTGGATTAATTGTTGTGCGATCCCCTTTTTTCTGTGCATATTATTTACACATAAATGGTCCACATAATTACAATCGAAAAATGCGTGTTTGCCTCCGTTATTAATGGTTATGTGAAGTGGTCTAGTTGTCATTACACCCACTAGTTTTTTATTCGGTACATCGATAGTGCCTTTTTTTAAGTCCATCAGTAATTCGTCTTCATAATAGAAACTGAAAAAACTTGCCACGTTATGACCTACGAAATATGGGGTTATGTTTTCTTTTTGTGGTTCATATTTATTTTCATTGTTTTGCAGATAATGAGATTGAATGATATGTTGAAATTGGGTTAGTTTTAAATCGCTTAACATGTCATATGAAATAAATTCGATATTTGTGAAATTACAGTATTGATTTTTTTCTGGCAACTCATATTGGATAATACCTGGCGGAAATAAATAGTAATGAAAATCGTATATGTGGTACACTGGTTGCTGGGACCAGAAGCGGTGTTTTATTTTGATATACCCGCAAATAAGCAATATAATGATAATAATGGTGAGAATAATATATAATATATATTCTTGCATAATAATAATATTTTCTATAAAAAAAATATTATTGAAACTCAGTATTTGGATGAAAACGTAGATAATAGTCGAAGGTGTTATTTCAAAGCAGGATATTTATCAATATAGCATTGCGGAGCAATATTCCTGATGATTTTGTTGTAGATTTTCACATTCTCTTCGTCGGTACCTCCAAACCATTGCGAAATCATTTTCAAGTATTGGCGTTGCTCATATGAATCTGGACCGTGTATCATTGAATGATTTATTCTCATCCACTCTGTCGCTTGTCTTAAATTTTTACCTGCTATTTTTTTTATTAACTGGATTACTTTTTCTTGGGAGCTATTATCTTTTTCCCATCCATTTGTGTCATTAATATAAATTATTAGACGTTTCATGTCACTACAATGAATAGGTCGTTTTGATATTTCTGTCGCTTGCAAACCTCTAGTAAATATATTGGTTATTCCTTGGGTATATCCGTATCGACCTAAATCTTCCAAATCTTTAAAGGTTAATACGAGAGAATTCACGAATTCGGTTATATTCATTGCGTCCTTGCATGTTTCGTTCAAAAAGATTTGCATGTTGAATTTTGTCGTGTTATTACAATTGGTGTTATTCCCTGCGTTTTTGGCTAACTCCATCATTTGTTTGGATTGTTCCATCATGTATTTATTCTGTTCAATCATTAGATTTTTGAAATCTTGATTTTGTTTTAATAATTCTATTATTAATGAATCATTTGTATCGGCTGGTACTGGTTTTTCTAAAATCATTTCTTTGAATTCTTGATTTTGTTTCAAAATTTCTAATATCATATTACTATTATTATGTAATTCGGATTTTTCTTCATCATCAACATTTTCACATTCGGAGTTAATATGGGGTTTTATATGGGGTTTTATAGAACATTTTTTTTTATGACGATAAAAGCTGGAGTCGTGTTTGTATTCTTTCCCACAATTACAATTAAACGTTACAATATTTGGGGTAATATATAAATTATTACTAGCATCTTCAATAGCATTTTCATAGCATTTAGTTCGTTTTATATGTTTAGATGTCAATAAGTGTCGCATATAGTCCTTTTTGTTACTGGTTATGAAGTCGCAAGCTTCGCATATATTATTGGGGTTTTTCGTGGGTAAACTACTAGCCATAATATAGCATTAGAAAATAATTCCTAAACCTTTTTTACAAAATATATATTTCCAAAAAAAAAAGTTATGCAGTCAAAATATTTGGCGATTTTCACTTTTGTCTACATAAGCCAAAAAAACACCCATTTTCGGGGAGTTAAACAGCCTAAGCCATTTTTGGACATTTATTTTTGTCCAAAAAGGAAAAACCAACCGACTTTTGGAAAACACCACTTTTTTCATTTTATATATATTATTGAATTTCATACTTAAAGAAAAATAATATATTATTCCGGTTTTACAAACGTGAACAGCGAATTATATTCATAACCCGACTTTATCAAATCTATTTTGGATTGTTGGATGAATCCCGCTTCCTGCGCCATATTCAAAATATCATCTTCCGACTCCATAAACATTTCGTGCTCCTGTTTTCGGAAAACTTTCCCGGATGTTTTATTAGAAAACTTTTCAACGAACTTCGCTTTATCGCCATCCAATTCAAAATTCGCATTATATTTAAAATCTTCGAAAGTAATATTGCTATGCGTGATGCGTGATTTCGCGTGTCGCTGCGGAGACAACATTAGAAGCGGGTTCGCTGACGGTAATATGGGGTCAAACATTTCTTTATCCACTACGTGAACAACCAAATATCCGCCAGGTTGTAACCAATTGAAACAATTATTGAAAAACACCATCTTGTCTTTGATGTAATATACAGTAAAATACATGCATAAAATATGTGTGAATGATTGCGGTTGAAATTGCATTGCGTTTTGAACATCGCCCTCCACAAAATCATATTCAGGATAATATTCCTTCGCCTTCTTAATCATTGCACTAGAATTATCTAACCCAGTCACTTTGAACCCCTTTTTGGATAATTGATCCACGTGATGACCAGTACCGGAACCAATATCCAATATAATCGACTCTTGTGTAGGCTTGGTCGAATTAACTATTTCACCAATTTCATATTGTGTTTTTGCACCACTGAATACCAATAGATCATAAATATCTGCATAAAAATCATCATATATGTCTATCCCCGTTTTAAATTCAAACTGTTTATTTTCTACAAACCCTTCTTTTAATCCATTATCCTTTTTTGTATTGAATATCCCGACAACAATTAATAACAACACCGCAAAAAACAACACCTTCCCCCAAGGAGACCATTTTTTATAAAAATTGGTAATTGAATAAATCGGATTGGAAATATATGATATTAAATGAGGCATCCTTTATATGTATGGTTATGTTTTTTTTTGTATAAAAAATAATATATGGGCGATTCGGAAATTAATGACGTGAGAGAACAAAAAGATTTTAAAGGTATCACCTTTTCTAAATTTAAAAAAGCGGATGCAAAAAAAGAGTTACTAAATAATCTAATAAAATCAAAAATAGAACCGGCGTGTTACTGGTGCGCCGAATTTATATGTTCAGGACATTACGGTGATTTATGGGAAATCATATTTTATTTTTATAGTAAACATATTCATTTAGGAAATACTAAATTAGCCATATACTTGGATCTAAGAATTCAAAATTTCAAGGAAATCATATCAAATGGGTATATCAATAACGAAATTAAAATGAGAAATAGTGCAAAGATTCGCAAAATGTTTTGTGAAATAATATGTATTTTATGCAGTGCGAAAAGGAAACATAGTTTCGATTCAATCAAAATAAAAAAGGAGGACTTTGACATGACACAAATGACAGACAGATTAAAAGCACCGAATGTGACATATGCTCAATCAATTATGCTAAATGGAGACCCGAAAGAATTATATATTTCAATCAATGAATTGGCGTATAATATATCCAAAGAGGGGAAAAATAGTATGAGTGCGTGTTATTGGATCGAATGGATAATGGAGTTTGATTGTATATGCAAACAAAAAAAGGAAAAATGTGTATGTGAAAGACGAACTAAAATTCCTGTAGATAATAAGCATCAGATGGATGTGATATGGATTATTTGGGACGTGTTTTTAAAGGAATCTGAGAAGCATCATATATTAATACAAAAAATAATGAAAAGTTTATTGAATTTGTTCACATTAAAATATACGGCGGGATGTCATCAAAAACGGAAATATATAATGTATTATGCGATTTCATTGTTGACTGAAAATGTTAATTTAGAAGAAGAATTAGTGAAGGATAAAGAGTATATTAATACAATTATTTCAAAAATTGACAGCATATATAAGCAGATTAAAAAAAATGAGGAATCGCCGAATATGGATTATTTGTTTAATAATGTGAATAAATCGAATTTAGACAAGACAATAGCGAAATTAGAAAAAATGAATAATTTCGGGGAATCATTTATTCCACGTTTATAACATTATAATATCCAAATAATATAGAAAATGGCAAAATCAACGCGTCGTATAAATCAAAAAAAAGGGACGCGTAAAAATCGTGGACAAAAGAATGATGGACAAAAGAATGGTGGACAAAAGAATGACCTTCAACATTTTGAACAGGAAGTGGTTGTCAAATTTTTACAAATGTTGAATATAGTGAAATTGTACCATTGGAAAACACATAGTTATGCAACCCATAAAGCAACGGATGAATTATATACAAATTTGAATGCAAACATTGATTCTTTTGTGGAGGTTCTTTTAGGCAAACGCGGGGACCGTGTTAATTTGACCCACACGAAACATATACCAATAAAAGATTTCACCTCCCAAAATGATTTCAAAAAAGAGTTGGTTTCCTTTAAAAATTATTTAGTCGATTTAAATGACAATAAGGCTTTAAAAACAATGTCTAATTCGGATTTATATAATATTCGTGATGAGATTCTTTCAAACCTTAACCAAATATTATATTTATTGACCTTCAAGTAATTTTGTTGTATAATGAAATATAGTATACACCTTTGGACATTTAAGTTCGCACAAAAAATACGAATTAAATATTTCAAAGTTTAGGTTTTTCATACCTTATGTATATTTTGTTTATAGCAATTCGGTAAAACTGCTTGATTACTTTTGATTTCTCTACATAGATAACTTGGTCTTTCCAAATTATGTATTGCTTGGTATGCTATCTTGTAGATGTTTGATGAACCATTGCGATCTCTGTTCCACTCGCCACAACCGCTCTTACAGCGTAGTAGCCCGTGAACCAACCGCATTTCATCGTATTTTCTTTCTTTCTTTGGATTTGTTGTATTCTTCTTTGGTTTTGGTCTTGGATTTTTTCTTACCATATACTTCTCACATACTCCTCCATCGCAATTGGAACATTTACAAGATGTCCTAAATTCATCAACCAAAAATACCTTATATTTGTTCTTGCGAAGCAAACTTCGCATTCCTATTCCTAATGTTGGTTCTTTGTATTTCATTTGTTGGCGTTGTTCCCAATCGCCTATACAAATAACAACCTCATCTGGATTACCATACATTTTCCTAAAATTGCTAATCATTTGCTGTTCGTTGTGTCTGATATTGATATGCTTACCAAACTTTAATTTACGAAATAAATGCTTCGCATAAAATCCAAATAATATATTATTTATTCGGTTCTTCTCATTTACATAGGTCTTAAATTTATCTATTTGAAGTGTCTTGCGGTTGTAATTAGATAACTCGGTTTCATATTCAATCACACTTTTATTCGTTCCTTCACCTTGTATTTTATTTGTTTTCATAGCAAGAATAATATTGTTGTATTTTTTCATTTTGGTTTCCTTTCTTCGCTGGTTTTGTGAATACCGAAATATATTCGCATCTTTGGAAGCATCGTCCACGCAATATATCAAATCTTCCTTACCTGGGTCAATACCAATAATCTTCTTGTCTTGTAAACCAGAATAATCATTTAGTTCATCAATATACAATTCACGATATATACCTTTCTTAGCACTTAGTAATCTTTTGCCTACCAAATCATCTCGTATAAATAATATGGAAACACCAACACCATCAGTAGAAATCATATGATGAAACGAAAAATTCGTTTTGCGAAATACTTTCTTTTCTGTGCGAAAAAAGAACCTCCATATTTTATCTTCGTGCTTCTTGGTATTGCCTTGATTGCTGTAATCACTTTTCTTTCCTTGTTCTTTTCGTAAAAGCATATTTACCAATGTAATCGTATCTAACCGAATATAACCAGGAGCAATACTGCTTCGTAACGGAAAAACATTACTGATAGTTTCCAACTCATTTTCAACGTGTTTCATCATCGCAATCATACAAGGAAAATAACCCATTGGTTTACATTTCAAATCATAATAGATGCTTTGTTTTTGGAACTTATCTTTGTTGGGAAGTATATACTTCTTTTGTTGGGTAATCCATTTATGATAATGTGGTTGTGCTGTATAAGCAACACTATTATCAACATTTAGCAAATCATTCTTTATTTTTCGCAGTTCCTTTTCCAAATGTCTAATTCGCGCATCCCTTTCTTTTTTGGTAGGAAATATTTTACGTATCTTCTCAACAAGCATCTTCTTTTTCCAAACAACATTTACAAAACGTTCCACATAATCTACATAATGTAATTGGATGTTATTTTCATACATAGTCATAATGTCTTCACATAAATAGGAAAGCACATTACTCATATATTCATAATCCAATTGCTCTGGTTGCGTATATGGTTTGTAATGTTCTGTATAGAATATAGTAAGTTTGTCTTTGAGTTCAATCGTTTCTTTCTTGGGTGGTTTTCCTTGATTGGTATGCTTTTCTCCACAAACAACTTTCATAACATTCAAAATCAATATCTTATCAATATCGGGTAATATATGATTATTTGTTTCGTAATGATGAAGCATATACAATTTTAGAAATTGTAAAGTATGAATAACGATTTTATGTGCCTTGATAACAACCTCGTTAATTTTGGTTGTGTTGATTTCAGTGTGTTTCAGTATGCTTTTCAGCGAAGTTTTTGTGGATTTGAAAAACTCAGGCGGTTTTTCTTTTTGAGTTTCCATCCTATACATTAGATAAAGAAAATAATTCTAAGTCTTTTTTACAAAATAATACTTATTCCTAAATGTTTTCATTATTAGATTTTTCTTCTATTTCTTTTGTATTTTTTTCTTTTCTTTTCAAATATGATTGTTTATTATATTCCTTTTTTTGTTCTGGTGTAGGTTTATAATTTTTATCTTCATTATATTTTTTAACCCGTTCTTTGATAACCTCTTTATTCTTTTCGTAATACACTTTTCTGCTCACTGGTGCTGTGTATTTTTTGAGATGTTCTTTGGTTACTTGTAATTCTTCTTCTAATTTAGAATTCCTTTCTGCTAATTCCTTTATTATTTCATCTTTATCCATTATGATACTATATATAATAAAAAATATTTATATAATTTTCATTATATTTATTTAGACAATTGTCCCATTTTAAATGTCCAAAGGTATATAATCAAAATTTAATATATTTATTTTTATTATAATGAATAATGGCGCTTATACCAATCCAGGATCTACCTATCCTACTACTACTTTAGGGACTCCAACTCTAACTCCAACAACAACTTCTTCTTTTTTTAGTCAAACATCTATTATGACATGGATTATTATCATACTTATTTTATCCATATTAGGATTCAATGTATTCTTTTATTTAGCAAAAGGGACACAAACATTTTCGGATATTTTTGGACCTATTATTAAATATATAACTGGATTATTTGCGTCTACTACTGCTCTTATTACAAAACAAGTTGTAACTGGATCTGCCATAGGAACGAAAGCGGGTGTAGATATTGCTGCGGGCACAGTTACGGGTGGAATAGATGAAACCACACGTCTAGTAAAAGGCGCAAATGCATCCAAGTCAACTGTAACAAATCAACCCGTTCTAAAGAGAAACGAATCTTCTGAGAATCAAGAAGACACGCTACATAACGCTTTAAATCAGTCGCCAAAAGACAACGTGCCATATGAGGCCGATGAAGCAACAAGTAGTATTCAAGCGAGCAAATCATCTGGCAAATCAGGATGGTGTTATATAGGAGAAGATAGAGGATTTCGAAGTTGTATACAAGTAGGTGAAAATGATAAGTGTATGTCTGGGGATATTTTCCCGACCCAGGAAATTTGTGTAAATCCGAACTTAAGGAAATAATTCAAAAGATGTTATTTTAAGAATAAAAATTCTTTAGGAGTTTTTGAGAAAAACACGATCGTTTGGAGGAAAACACAATCGTTTGGAGAAACACGTGGAGGGAAAGCCGAAGTTTTCTGAATATATTCCGTAGAATTTAGTCGAAGGAATATGGATCGAATCGTAGAAGATAGTGGAGTGATCCGAAGCCGAAGGCGCCAGAACTCCGGAAGCGTTAGCTGAAGGGGTTTAGATGAATTATAATCTATCCCTCTCTCTCTGGCTCCAAAATAATTAAAATATAACGAGTATATTTTTATCTATAATCAATATTTTTGAAAAAAATATTATATTTTAGTATATTATAAAATGCCTGTTCAGTCTGACATTTCTGGTGCTTACGGAGGTGCAAACTTTGCTCCTCTTTCTAACGACTCTAGTATTTTTTCTGCTGTTCGTCTTGACCTAGGAGAACTCAATTATGCGTTTGACGCTACTGCCGCTGATTTGCCCACTTGGCAACCCGCATTCGATGACCATGACACAATGGTTCAAATTAAAGTCGGAAAACGTGCTATGACTGATATATTTTTGATTGCTAATAATTATCAATATGGAACTGCTCCCAGTAGTTTGAGATGGGATGACGCCGCCAATGTTAAGCTATTATTCGGAACCACTGAAACTGGTATTGATGCTGGTGCTAATGTCAATAACGTGACTCATTTGACAAAGGTTTTTGGACAACCTGAAACTGGTGCATGGCTCTATTCTAATACTTTGGGTCGTACTGTCAACCCTGGGTCTGAAGTTATTTCCGGCGAATTTATGGCATACTTATCTAATGTTATTTTGGGAGATGCCGCAAAAACAGATCAATTCAGAAATACTGCTGCTGTTACTGGTGGTATAGACTCCGCTATTCGTGCGAGAATGAATAAATCTGGTGAATCAGCCTCTTTAGCGAAAACAAATATCATGCAAAGTGTTTACTCTGGATTGGTCGCAAATGAAATTTTATTGGTGAAAGACAGAGTTATCGCAGCAATTGATAGTGCTTCGTTGTATGATGCTAGTGGTACTGAATTGAGTGCGTTCGAAGCGAAAGCCGCCGCAGTTACCTCTATTGGCACCCCAGTTTCTACCCCTATTATATGGGCCGTTCCTTCTCTAACAGCGGACGCGTCAATTGCATCATTTGACTATGATAACTCAAGCGCATCAGCTCTTGCACAACTTCGTGTGAAAGCTTTAGTTACCGCTATAGTTGCTGGAACTGATATGGTTGGTGTGGGTGATATGACAACCGCCCAAAAAGTGAAAGCCTATATTACCAAATGTTATTATGCTGAAGCAGCCGTTGCGTCGCATAGATATGAAACTTATGAGAAAGCATTCAGAGATTTGGTCAATGTTCAAACACGAACTTTGGCAATCATTAATAAGAATACTGATATTTATGTGTCAAAACCCGCTGCAGTTCTTAATCTTCAAAACGACTCTTCCAGTAACGTGTTAGTCAAACAAATATTATCTCGACTTTCTACTGATGTTAGTAACGTTGCTATTAACGTTGCTAGTATGTCTACAGTAAAACAACTCAACGACCAAGTCTATAGTATGTGTCGTCAAGCCGTATATCAAAATACTGCAGGAATACTTCAATGTCTACATGCTGCTGCTTCTACATATGTTACTGCAGTTAATACTGCTTTAATAAATGACACTCATTACGATTTAGGAACATATGACATATTACAAGATGGTACTACGAATAATTGTAAGATTAGAAAAATGACCACAACAAATACTGCTGGTACCCTTCCTACTGCTATAACGCTCCCAGTGACTCTTGCCGCATACGCCTCATCAGCTAATGTGGCTTTTGCCTCACCTGTCTTTACTACCGATTTTTACTTCACTGATATCCATTATTTGTTACACTCTAAATTATACGCTCTAGCTCCTGAACGTTACGTCACAGTGTTTGATAACATTTATGATGAGAATTTTATTACTAATGGTGGTAGTCAGCCATCCAGATGGAATATTCGCGGTCTTCCCTTTTTCCCCGGTGATACCATCAGTTACTTGATCACTGTATCTCCTGCTCTTGCTCAAAATTATGCCGTAGCAACTCCTAAGGTTAGAAAGTACAAGGTTCAACTCCTCGTTGCGTAATCATTTGATACGATCAACTAAATAAAAAATAAGAAAATATTATGAACTCCTTCGACTATAGAGCGAACCGTAGCCTTAAGTTGAACTAAATTTAATATAATTTAATAAAAATATATTAAATGTCAATGAAGAATCCTTCGACAGTCATATCCGGAGTTCCCTCGCTCCAAACTCTATATAAATGTATGCGATGGATTTTTTAAATAATCCAAAATTTCACCCATTTTTATTGGATCATATCCATCTCCATTTTGTGGGACACCAAATCGTTCGTTGTATATCAAATATTCTGGTGGAATATCAAGTTCTAAAGAAATAATTTCAATTGTATCAATAATAGATATAGATCGCGTACTTAAATATTCACGTAATTTGACAGAATCGTGTAAAATAGAATATAATTCATCCACTTTATTCTTAGTAGTTGTTATTTCAGATTGTAATGATATATTAGTAATAGATTGACTTGAAGACTTGTATAATAATTGTACCGTTTTTGATACAAACTCAATAATCGTTGTTTTATTTACCATATTTTTATATTTTTTAGACAAATCATAAAGTCGTGTTGAAATATCTCCATAATATACTGGTGTAAATATTGCGTTAAGTTCAACATATTTATGATCTAAAAAGAGGGATAGAAGATGTTTAATCTCATCTACTAATGAAATAATATCCTTATCGAATGTGTCAGTTATATCAGTTATACCAATTTCTTCACTAATTATAGGAGTTAAATCATCATATGTATCACTTGGTATAGGAAATGTGCTGTTTGCACCGGCAAGATATGTTCGTCTAGTTTTTGGATAATATGTCGGCAAACTATCATCATAACAAAAATAAACAATTGGTCCAGGAACATCTGACGCAGAACTAGGATTACATTGTCTTGATATAATTTTGACTTGAACTTCGCCAGTACACGTGTTCTCAAAAGTATTGCATACAAGTGTGCCTCCATCAGGAATAATGATATTAGGAATGACTATGGGAATAGTAGGTGGTGGTAATAAAACTGACGTTGGAGATGCACCCCCTGTTACGCTATCAATAGGAGGTAATGGTGGTGGTAAAATTGGTATTTTTTTTACTGCGTCAATTCCTCCTCCTCCTAGACCATTACTAGAAATAGGAGGAGGTATAAAACTAACTTCCTTTTTAGGTGGAATAAGGGGGCATCGTGTAATTGGCGCAATTGTAGGTGTCCCATCCGCAGTAATACTTGAATAATTTACACGCTGTAACATATTTGTGTTTGGATTCGTATATGTTTCGGTTTGAGACGCCCACGTAGTAGTTCTATTTGTCCAATTACCGCGCGCTATTTGTGCATATTTTTGTTTTTTTGTTATATTAGAGCTATTTTTCTTATATTGTAAAATATTGCCTTTTTGTAAAACAGCTAGTTCGTATCCAAGAGAACCAACAGAAATATATCTTTGTAACATTGGGACATATATCATATCATTTGGATCGAGTCCTTCTCCTGCATATACACACGTATTTTCGAACCGACTCCATAATCTTGTAGGATTCGGATTATAATTGGGTCCTAAACAGGACATTTCGATGCTTTATATGTATTATGCACATGTAAAATAATTATAATTTATCATTTATAATTATTTTTTACTATTTTATTTTTTACTATTTTACAATTTTATTTTTTACAATTTTATTTTTTACTATTTACTATTTTTTACAAAATTATTTAGGGTTAAATTGGTCACCCGATCCATAGAAAAACCATCTTAATGACAAATAATCCGGATTTTTCATACCTATTGCGCTATTTATAGAAGTTTTTGTATTGGGTCCAGATTTGACTAAATTATGTATCGCAGCTGTTCCTAAAGCATAATCAAAATACCACAAATTGGAAATATATCCAGAAAACCCACCATTCATTGCGACAAAAATATCACCGTAATTCTGTTTTGGAACGCTTAATAATTGCATACTTTTGGTAACAATTCCATTTACATAAACATCCAAATTGGTATTTCGGCATCGAATAATTATATTAATCCATTTATGTAACGGTATATTGGGAATAGTAACCTCTTCATTAATATTGTCATATGTATTCATAATAAGAGTCAATTCATTCGTCTTTGGACTAATATATAGACCAGGTGCGTTGTTTGGAAAGTTAAGTCCAGTCGCCGGATCTTGCTCGGCATTTCCCTTGTGAAAAATGTGTTGATACATGTTCACATTATTTGTTTTAATATCATTTATAAATAGCCACACAGACCATGTGAATTCTATACCAGATGGACCATTTTCAGAACGATTGATTGGCATTGATCCTTTCTTAGATGGGTTTTGTGGAAAACTAAGTTGTTGTCCGGCTTCTACCATACCATTAATTATATAAGTCGAGTTAGACGGAGATAACATCCACGTTAATATCCCTATCGAAAATTGAAGCACAACGATGAATAGTAAAACAACTAATAATAAAAAAGAAACACGAGCGATTAAACTGCTAGAGTTCATAAAATCTTTTATACCGCTTCCTCTTCCTTGTGAAATTGCATTATTATCCATATTATATATTATATATAAATATATATAATATAATATAATATTTATCAAAAAAAATGTGGAATAATTATTTATTTACAGTGTAAAACTACTTTTCTCATTACCATTTTCAGTTAATGCGACTTTCACTTTATATTTTAATAAACCTGATCCTGCGCCATATCCTTTTCTATAAATATTCCACGCGGATTGTGGGTCCGTTGATGTGGGGAAATATTGAAAACTAGAAGTCCATCCAGAAAATCCTCCGTTAGGTGTTATAAAAACATCCGCAGATGTATTGATTTTCGCAATGCCTGGCATAACACACGTTTTTACCAATTTTCCATCTAAATAAACATCTAATGTTCGCCCATAGGTGCTTATTAATAAGTTTACCCATTTTTGAATAGGAACATTGGAAACATTACAGTTATGCGTGATTGAATTATCCGACTCTTTTGTGTCATCCGTTGTTAATTCCGAGCTATTTGCCGGGGGGAACACAGATAGCGCAATATTTACATTGTTTTGAATTGTTCCTAAAGTAACTAAAGGACACGGACGTTTTCCAGATATTTTGGTTTGTGCCGAACTTCCTTGAGCTGGTGCTGGAGTTGAATCCATTCTGCCAAATAATACTTTTTCTTCACCGTATCTGTAATTCCAGTCACTTATGTAAAACCATATAGAATACGAAAAATTAGATGAATTTAATTCTCCGGATTTTGCTAAAACCGCTGATGATATTTGTTGAAGGGTTGTTCCTGAATTCATAAGTGATAATGTTGGTGGTCCCGAAGTCATATAACTGACAATAACGTATAATAAAACAATGATTAAAATAATGACCAGAACACTTTTTATTTCCATATAGTATAATATAATATAATATAATATAAAATTTCAAATATTTTTAAAATTTTATTAAAATTATCATTTTATTGGCTGTCACGCTCCAAACGTCTACAGACCCAGAATACGGAATGTTATTGAAGCATCGCTTATCCATTATAAATATCACCATTATTCGTAAAGTACCATTTGGGTGATAAATAATCAGAAAGTATATTTTTGGAACTATATGGGTCATAAAGATTTTTCGTTATTACATCTTTTGTTTGTTCAACCGTTTTACCAACCTTCTTTGTTATTTGATCCATTTTTTGGACTATTATTTCTTTGTTCACATCCTCAATATTTTCTGTAGGAATATGTTTTATGATAGTATCTTTTGAATCTTTGGAAATAGGTGGATTTTTATCTTTTACAAAATGATACAAATAATATATTTGATTTGTGGTTAATGAATGATTGAAATAATTAACATTACAAATTTTACCCTCTACTCCATTTATTGCGCCAACCGTTAATGTATCATATTCCATTTTTGGAATAACCTCAATGACCGATTTAATGAGTTGGCCATTCAAAAATATATCTAATGTTCCGCCATTATAATTAATGATTATATGATTCCATCTTTGCAATAAAATATTGGACTGTTTATGAATGATAATATTACCATTTTCATCTAATTTTTGGGGGGTACTTAAACGACTTACACTTCCTATTGCGTCTTGTCCGGTATTTTTCATTGTTATCATCAACATATTTTTGGTTGAATTGTATAAAATATTCGGTTTGTCACCGTAATTCATTATAGATACATATTTATCCGACGCCGATGTTATTGCGTCAATATATGTCCAAAATGATATTGCATAGTTGTAATTAAATTCAGTCGATTTATTTAATGATTGATATGAACCAATAATATTTTCACTATTTAATGGTATCGGTTGATTTAATAATAATTTACCCCCTTGCTTTGCAAAAGAATTAGTAAAATATGGAATGGAAAAATAAACAAGGTACAATAAAATAATGATAAATAATAGAATATAATAGGTGTAAGGTGTATTTCCATAATCAAACCCGGACATTGTAACAACACCGTCAATTATATTGACCAACATACACGGAATATATAAAACCGTGCTTATAAGTAATCTAAACAACGCACTGTTTTTATACAATGATGTTACAGTTACCAATTTAAATATAAGACTTAAAATGAATACTATAATGAGTAGATTTAAAATCAGTGCAACAATATTGGATGTAGTTGACAAATCTTTTGTAATATTGACTATCCATCCAATTAATAATCCGGAAAGAAGCAAGCCAAATAATAAAGCAAATATTCTTCTACCTATACCGTTAATATTAGATAAATCCATGTTGACAGACGATATTGACCCAGGAGGAACAGTTTCTTGAGAAAACAGAGATACTACAGTGAAAAATATCCATAAAGAAAAAATAATGATTGCCATCATAATAATAAATCCCGAAGTGCCTGTGTTATCTTTTAAAAACCCACCAGGAAAATTGAGAATACCTATAGTTAATAATATTAAAAACACTACAAAAGACGTATGGCTAATGATTCCACCCCACGTAAACCCTTTGAAAAAACTGGTCGAATCTGTTGTGGACACAGATGTGGATGGGAATGTCATAATTGTGATGACATATAATAGTCCAAAAATAGCTAATAATATGGTAATTAATAGTGATGGCCCGAAATAATGTTTCACATATCCTCCTGGATCAATTGTATAAAATAGTAACATAAATACGATTAATAAAAAATAGGTAATTGTATAATTAATTCGTTCAAAACTTATATCTGGCAAACCATATGATGTTGTATTTATAGACAAATAGAATAAAATGATACCAATCAACAATGTTATAGGGGATAATACACTTGCGTATTTTGTTATAAACTCAGTGCTTAATGATCTGAAAAAAATAATTAATCCGATACAATATATTATGATAATAAATGTAAATTTTAGATTTATAAAAATTTTAAAAACATCTTTATAGCTAGGAACAAAAACAAGAATAATGGCGAGTATTGCGAATATAATAGTCACAATTATAGTTCCGGTAGTAATATTTTTTTCTAGATCTTTTCCTCCAGTGATTGCTGTAGTTGGAGCGGAATGGGGAAATAATAATGCAAGTGTAATCACACATAGAATAGTTATAAATATACCAAATGTACCATATATGATTGGAGTGTTTAAATCTTTCATAAATAATGGTGAATTTAATTCTCCAGTAGATTTTTTTATTGGTATTGGTGTTGACATAAATTATGTTGCTACTATTATTATTATATAATAAATATATAATAATAAATATTTCCAATTCCAATTTCCAAATTCCAATTTCCATTTTTAATCACATATTTTCCATCGCGGTTTTTCGTCCGTGACAGTCTCGACATAAAGCTACTAAATTTTCTACATTATTCCCACCACCATATTCAAGTCGTTTTATATGATCTACTTCAAACCACGCGGTTAATTGTGATTTACAATCTTTACATTTCCAATCTTGAATTGATGCTACATATTTTTTTTTTGTTTCACTGACAGAGCGTTTTGTTCCCTTTCCACCCGATTGCAGTATTCGTTTTTCATAATTGTTTGTTGCTTGTTGCTGTTGAATCGGGTTATCTACTTCATTGTCATTTAATTCACCTAAAAAATTATTACTTTCGTTATTTCCTAAAGTTGTAAAATCTAATATTGGTGATATCATACTCATAGATGATTTGTCAATTGGCATATATTTTATCATATTATTAGCGTGCAGTAGAATATTTTTAGATCTAACAGGATTTTTTTTCATCATTAAATAAATGGCGAATCCGACTAGTGCAAAAAAAGCCATTTGGAAATATTTTTTATTTTTCACAAATATTTTTGTATATTTACCGTCATAATAAGTATTAAATATGAAAAATCCGGTGACTACAATAAAAAATAATTCGATTTTCATTTATGATGATATTATATTATATAATTATAATAATAAAATATTTGTTTATTTATGGGCGGACATGACATTTTAGAAACTTGATAATGATTTTGTGCTTCTTTTCCTTGTACCTGTCGATGACTTTTTGTTACTGATTGTTTTTTTTGTCTTATTCGATGAAACCTTTGTCTTACTCGATGAAATCTTTGTCTTACTCGATGAAATCTTTGTCTTACTCGATGAAATCTTTGCCCCACTAGATGAAATCTTTGCCCCACTAGATGAAATCTTTGTCTTCTTAGATATAGATGATTGCGACTCACTTTTAGGTAAAAAATGAACATTCGTTTGTTTTGCCGCACGTAAAAACAATGGATTTAATTCTTTCAAGTGTTCAACCAATTTATTTATTTCAATTGGTTCTGTGCTAGATTCTATACAAAATAATATTATATTTTTTATTTTGTCTATAATCTTTATTTCTGGCTCAGACAATTCATCAAAATGATCATATAATTTTTCTAAAATAGGTAGATATGTCATTATAAATCCCCACACATCTATATTTTTAACAAAAACGGATGAAAAATATTCCATTGAATCGAATTTGTTATTTTTGGTAAATTTGAATAATATTTCTGTAATATATTCAAAAATGAAATAAAAAGTATAATCAAATTCAATAAGATCATCCTTGAATTTATTTTCCAAATTAACAAGACTTTTTTCGAATAAATCCTTAAATATCCCATTTAATGTTTTAAAATGACCTGGCCCTCTATCATCAATCCAAAAAACGACATAATTTACCACAAATGATCGAAGTAAAAAATAACTGGGATTAGGATTTTTCTTTAAAAATTCAGAATACATTTTTGGAAATGTATCATTGAATAATATGTTTGAAAAGGGAACATTATATTGAAATGGCCTGTCTGTCAACGGCTCTGGTACCTTTTTTTCAGCGTTAAATGTGGTTGATAGTCCCCAGTCTATTAATCGTGTCATTAATTCACCGGTTTTTTCTTCTTTGACTAAAATATTCGCCTCTTTGATATCGCAATGGAGAACACCTGTATTATTCATTGGAATAATACCATTTACAAGAAGGTTGATAAGGGAATTGTTAAGTGTTACCATTTTACCAAAATCTAACTTTACACTTTCAATGTAATTTCCCACATCGACGCCTCCATACGGCATATTTAACGCGGACAATTTATCCAATGAAGAATTTACATTTTTTTCAGTCAGATCTATTTTTTTTAAGGCGGAACATTTTTTATTGAAATTTTCTAAATCTTCTTTATTTAATGTATCTGGGTCGCAAGTCGAAAACCCGTCTATTAAAAAATAATTGGAATAGTTTGGAATCCCATCCAACAATTTTTTAAATTTCATAATAGTGTCGTATTCTCTCTTTGTGTGCTTTTTTTTCATTAATTTTGTAATACTATCTTCTTGACGTTTATCTTTATTTTTACATTTCAATGCGGGATTAAATATACATCCGAATCCACCGGACGCAATTACTTTTCCCCCTTTTTTTGGTTGATTCATATTTATATTATATTATTATTATATTTTTTTGGATTTTTTATGTTTTGTGTTTTTTATTATTGTCTATACAAATACGAAATCAATATGACAAAACAGATAATAATGACTAGATATATCATTTTGCTTCGCAATTTATAATATTCTTTGTATTTTATCTCTTTTGGTTTATATTCTTCGTAATACTTCTCATAAAATTGTGCCAATGTAATTTTGGGTTTTTCTAACCGTTCATTTATTTTATTGTGTATAAAGTGGGTCCATCTAATAAAACTGTCTCTCGTATCAAGATAAGGACTCACCGGATATTCATCTAGTAATTTTTCGAAATTAGTTGCAATAGATTCAATTGGTATAAACAGGGGAAGATTCTGAATAAAATCATAATATTTTTTTTTTGTTACTGCGTTTGGACGTAACGGATATGAAATTGCAATTGTATGTATCATGAACCAATAATGTGGACCCCAGACCTTTGCATCTAATACCATTAAACTTAATAATTATTAAAAGATTTCTATCTAAACATAAAATATAATATTTATATATCGACAATCAATAAAACAAAAAAGTATGAATAATAAACATAATAGTATTTGTAATAATTGCAGTAAATCAGGTCATCAATTTCATCAATGTAAACTTCCTATTACCAGTTATGGTGTGATTCTTTTTAGACATAGTCCCGAAGGGCTACAATTTCTTATGATACGGCGTAAAGACTCATTCGACTACATTGATTTTATTCGTGGAAAATATGCGTGTCATAATATAGAGCAACTACAAAAAATAATTGATGAAATATCTGTACCTGAAAAGGAACGTCTTTTGAATACAAGTTCATTTGAAGAGTTGTGGAAATTATTGTGGGGTGAGAGTAATTGTGTTCAATATAGGGGTGAAGAATTGTCCTCATCTAAAAAATTTGAATTATTAAAAAATGGAATAATGATTAATAATGAATTTATCACATTAGAATCATTAATTAAAAATAGTACTACCAAATGGCCTGAGACACAATGGGAAATACCAAAGGGTAGAAAGAATTTTCAAGAAAAGGATTTAGAATGTGCGCTCAGGGAGTTTGAGGAGGAAACCGGTTATTCGAGTAAATATGTCAATATAATTGAAAATATATTACCATTTGAAGAATTATTTATTGGATCAAATTATAAATCATATAAACATAAATATTATTTGGGTTATATGAGCGAAACCATAGATATATTACAAAATTACCAAAAGTCGGAGGTTAGCAAAATTGAATGGAAAACCGTAGATAAATGTTTAGAATCTATTAGACCATACAATTTAGAAAAAAGGAATTTAATAACAAATATTAATAAAATTTTACAAGAATATAGAATATATTCATAATATAGATTATATCCATAATATATAATATATAAAATATGTCAACAACGAAAGAGAAAGATAATAATAACAATAATAATAATGATAATGATAATCCACCAATCTCAATAAAAATAAAACCAAAAACCCCGAAAAGAAAACTAGTATTGGTAGAAGACAAGAATTTAAAAACAGAGTATGACACCAACAATTGTGGCGCACCTGAAAACGCATACGATAAAACGTGTAATAAATTTTTATTGAAAAAAGAATTGGTTGAAAGGAAGCAATTAAATACTGAATCAGGTGGGGAACAAGATTATTTATACCCCAATTTGAATGACACAAATTTTATAGTAAAAATCGCAGAGAAGAAGGAATTTAACGATTCAAAATATGATGGGGAAATTCATAATATTAAAGAACATTCTGATATATTAAGCAACGCTGACTATGAATTAGCTCCACATCAAATGTTTGTTCGAAATTTTCTCTCATTTCAAACTCCTTATAACAGTTTATTATTGTACCACGGGTTAGGAACGGGTAAAACGTGTAGCGCAATTGGGGTTTGTGAAGAACAACGAGATTATTTAAAACAGATGGGTATACCCAAACGTATTATTATTGTGGCATCCCCCAACGTTCAAGATAATTTTAGATTACAATTATTTGATGAGAGAAAATTAAAATTAGTCGATGGATTATGGAATATACGCGCGTGTACTGGGAATAAATTGCTTAACGAAATTAATCCAATGAATATGAAGGGGGTAACACGAGAGAAAATCATTAGTCAAATTAAAAGTCTGATAAGCAATTCTTATTTGTTTTTAGGGTATATCGAATTTGCAAATTATATAGAAAAAATAGAACACGTAAAGAGTGAATATAAGAATGATAAGGAAAGGGATATTAAACAAATACGTAATTTAAAATATGAATTTGATAATCGATTAATTGTCATTGACGAGGTTCATAATATTAGAATTGCGGATGATAATGAGAATAAAAAGGTTGCTGAACGTTTATTGAAATTGGTTAAAGCAGCCGACAATCTTAGATTGCTTTTATTATCTGCTACACCAATGTATAACAGTTATAAGGAAATTATATGGTTATTAAATTTAATGAATATAAATGATAGACGTGCCACTGTAGAAATTAAGGATATTTTTGACAAAGACGGAAATTTTAAAAAGGGAAAGGAAGATGGTAAAGAGTTGCTGATACGGAAAGCGACAGGATATATTTCATTTGTTCGTGGGGAAAATCCATATACATTTCCATTTAGAGTATATCCTTCTCTATTTTCGAAAGAAAATACGCTTGAGAATACGGCTATCAAATATCCAGGATATCAGATGAATGGTAAGAAAATTAATAGTGAAGATATAATTAATATACTTAAATCGAACATATTTTTAACAAATATTGGATCGTATCAATCCAAAGGATATCAGCTTATTATAGATAGTTTAAGGAAAAAGAATTTTTCAACATCGACTGCGAAAGGTGTTGTGAGAGATATGCCCAATTTTGAAAATATGGAGTCTTTTGGATATACATTATTACAAGTACCACTGGAAGCATTAAATATTGTGTACCCGATTCAAGGGTTGGAAGAAATAGTAGCTGATATTGAACCCATTTCTCTTGCTGTTGTTGAAGAACCAGAATTAGTAGAAGAAGAACCAGCATTAGTAGAAGAACCAGCATCATTATTAGTAGAAGAACCGGGGCTACTATTAGCAAAAACACCAAAGACAAGAGCAACACCAAAACCAAGGGCGAAAAAAACGAAACTTATAATAGAACCCACAGAATTAGTAAAACCAGCAGAATTAGTAAACCCAATATTAGGAACCAATATAATAGAATTAACACAAAGACAATCAAGCGAGCCATCTGTATCCAGTTACGAGTTTGAATCACGTGTAAAGGGTGGCGCACCCACACCAAATTTTATTATAAACGCAAATGATTTAACCGGTCGCAAAGGATTAGAACGTATGATGGATTTTATCGACTCAAAAAATCCCCCTGAAAAGGGTTCTTTTGAATATAAAAGTTCAACAATAAAAGAGTATGGTAATATTTTTTCTATAGATAATATCGGAAAT